AATTATAATATTATTAATGTTAATAATTTGTTCAAATGCCGTTGTATTACCACAAGCATCGGTTGCTATATAATCTCTAATAACATTATTACCTGAAACCTCAGTGTCAGTATATGTCAAATTTACTGATGAACAGTTATCTGTAACGGTGACATAAACACTATCCAAATTGTCACCAGCTTGAAGTATTATGTAAACTTCACCAATAATTGTAGGAGACTCTATATCCATTGTGGTTATTGTTTGACTAACCGTTGATATATTATCGCATTGGTCTTGGGCCTCCCAAACTCTTGTATATACCTTTTGACAATTATTGGTACTGTCCACAGAGTCATAACTCATCAATGAAAACCAACTACAGTTATCTGTTACTGTTGGCTGGTTAAAAATAATAGGGTCAGTACAATTAAGTAATATTGGATATAGGGGTTGAAATGATGGGGCTACATCATCCACAATGGTTACAGTTTGAGTCGCAGTTGAAACATTATCACATTGGTCTTGAGCAGTCCAAATTCTTGTATAAACTTTTTGACAATAATTTGACGTATCAATAAAATCCTGATACGTTAATGAAAATGAACTACAATTATCAAAAACTGTTGGGTCATTGAATAAAACCAAATCACCGCAACCAATAGTTATTGGATTTAACGGTTGGATTTCGGGAGCGGATTCATCAACAATATGAATTATTTGTGTTTCAACTGATTGGTTCCCATTATCATCAAAAGCTCTGTAAATCCTAAAGATGTCAAAAGCACTTTCACAAGAACCCTGAGTTATTTCTTCATAGAAAGCAATTTCAACACTACCGTCACAATCATCAAGAGCTACAGGAAAAATAGATTGTAAATCACCGTCACAACTTATTGTTGGCTCAAATTGGAAATTAACAAAATAAGGATTAATTGTATCATTATCACATTGTGAAAATGATATTAGGGAAACAAAAAGTGCAAATAAAGTTAGGAATAAATTTTTCATTTCAAAAGTTTTTAAGTTATAGTATAAATAGTAAACAAGAAAAACTAAAAAGTAAAATTGGTCGTCAATTTTTTGTTTTTCGTCTCTTTGTTGTTGGTTCTGGTTTTTTGTCAATAATCTCAACTGATATTGGACCATTCTTGAATTTATCCAAGTCATAAGTCCAAATTGAGATTGTGTCTTCGGTTTCGTATTTTCTTGTTATTTTATTCATACTACAAATATACGAAAAAATCCTGACATATGCCAAGATTTTAACAAATTTTCACCTTTCTACCACTTTTCCATCCAATTTCTAAAAACGAATTCAAATCACTTTTTTTAACTTTCTTATTTGACCCATCTTTAGTTATCCAACAAGTTCCGTACTGTGAATTATTAATTCCAACCCCATTACCTTTATTTTTTTTTCCAATCTTATTTTTTGTTTCGGCAGTATGTTTTTTTCCTGAAAATGTATTGTGATTAAAATTTATTTTTTTGAGTCCATTTATTATTTTTTCTTTGTGTTTTTCTACCCACTCATTGTCATTGGAGGCTAACCACTTTAATTTTTCGTTTCCTAAATATCTAGTTTTTTTTGAACCCTCTATGAATTTTTTTCTATGTTCCACATCAACAAATCCCCCTTCTCCTCCTTCTTTTAAATTCATACATTTATTGTCAGATAATAAAGATGAATTTACTACTGATTTTTCAGATTCAATTAAGGATTCTCTATTTGGGTAAAATTGTAATATTTCTTTTTTGTGATTTTTAACTCCATACTTACGGATACTTCTTCTTAATCTTTTTCCACTACCCATATAACCATCATCAATATTTAAAGTACTATGGATACCAATATAATAATTCTGCGTAATTAAGCAAGTTGTTTTATACAAATAGTGAATCTTTTTTTGTTTCCTAGGCATATATCTATTAATTTAATAATAAATATATCCTAGGTACAAAAAAGTTCCCGGTACTGGGAGCGGGACTTGAACCCGCACGGCTGCAATAGCCAATGGATTTTCTTACCACTATAGTTTTCACTACCATTTCTGTTTGTGGTCTGGACTATACCTTCACCATATCTTACGATTTAGGTGCTCCGTGTCTAGTCTCTACACCTTCTTCATTTCTGAAGCTTGGCTCGGGGTTCCCACTTTTGGAGGGTTCACCGAATTTACGGAGTTCTACATTCTCAATTTCTCAAGAAGCACTCATATTTGTAAACTTAATGTTTACCTCAAAAGTCCATCATGTATACCAATTTCATCATCCCAGCATTTCAAATAACTTCTACAAATATAAGGCTAAATCCTTAACCAATCAACTTACAAACCAAAATAATTAGATTTAAAGTTATGACAGTAATGCCGAAGACCACCGCAAAACGATACATAAATTCTTCGAAAGGTGTGTTGTTATTGTATTTCATTTTTAATTAAAATTTGTAGTCAAGGAAGGATTTGAACCTCCACGGGCTGCCATTATAGTGACCACACGCATTGTGTTTTTTTACCCCTAGTGCTATAACCATCTAGTGCGTCTACCAGGAAAGTACTATTCCATTCCGCCACTTGACTATTTTTTCAAAAACTCTTTATAAATTTCCTCAGTTAAGAAACACTGTGACATTTCTTCTGAAGTTTTTGGAAATCTTTTTTTCCATCCTTTCTCTCCACACGGTTCATAATTTTGAGCCGTCCACTCACCAAATCTTATTGTATGTACTCGTGTCATATCCGTTTTCTGTTCCATAATCTGATATTTATAATAATAATAAATCTTTAAACAAACTTCAATGGTACAAAGAGAACAAATTATGGGTTTAGTTAGACATGGACTAACATTCGTTGGTGGTATTTTAGTTGCTAAAGGTCTAGCATCTGAAGGTCAAATTATGGACCTTGTTGGTATGATTATGACTACTTTCGCAACTGTGTGGTCTGTTCTATCTAACAAATCTTAATTTAATAATTTTTTGATTTAAAGTGAGGGTGCCTTTATTGACACCCTCACTTTTTTTGATTAGATGAATGTCTCTGCAAGTTCCCACAATTTTTTGTTAATCATGGTGTCCATTGTCAGTGAAGTAATCGGCTTCACTACTCGGGTCTTACGACCTTGCTCTTTAACAAATCCCCCACGGATTAGTTTTTCTTGAACCACGTTAAAGGTAGTCCACAAGTTACTTTCAACGTCCCCATTACGAAGTGGGTTCACTATTGTTTCAAGTGTCAGAGTTGAAATGTCTTCTGTGTTCTTCCAACGGATACCGATGGCCTTTGAAGCGAAATCAATCTTCTTGTCCATATCCATCTTAACTTCCATCATTCGGTTCACTGAACGTTCAATGATTGGAGTTGACTTGATGAATGTCTCGGTGATTTGATTCACTTCGTCCATAGATATATTCATATGTCGTTGGTTAAGTGATATCAATTCCTGTTGTGGCACAACAAGTCCGTTAGAACATACTAGTCGGAAGAGTCCCGCACCTACCTCAAGTTTGGTTGTACCATTGTGAGAATTGGTAATGATTGCCTCAACAAGTGAGTCACCTACTTGTGGTAGAACCGAGTTTCTCATACGAACTGAGTGCCTGTTAAACTTTCCATCACCTACTTGGCTCGCCCGTGATATTTCCCAACCTGCGTCCATAAATTTATTTACGACATCAATTGTTGGGACCATCATATAACGGTCAGAGAGTTTTGGAGATTTTTCTGAGGTGAATGCTGCTGGTACTGAATTTTTAAGGTCTTGGATAGTCATCATATGGGGTATTGTTTTTATTTGTGAGTACAAAGATATGGCAACATTCCCGTTCTGCCAAATTTATTTTTAGATTTTTAATAAAAAACCCCCAATTAAGGGGGTCTTTAAATTGTTAATAAGTTGTTAATTACTTTGTCTCAACTTCCTCAAAATCTACGTCGGTTACCTCACGGTCCTCGGTTTGTTCTGTGGTCTCACCAGCTGGTGGAGTTTGAGCTTCGGTGTAAAGTCTAATTGATACTTCTTGGAAGTTTTGATTAACTTCTTCCATTTTCTCCTTAATTTTCTCAATGTCTCTTGAACTATGAGCCTCTTTCAATTCATCAAGACTTGAGGTGATTTTTGACTTTTCTTCTTCTGTCATCTTTTCATCCATCTCTTTCATTGATTTCTCAATGTTAAAGATTGTTGAATCAGCTTGGTTGATGGTTTCAGCATCTTCTTTTGCCTTTTTGTCAGAATCGGCATTTGCTTCAGCTTCTTGCTTCATTCTTTCAATTTCTTCTTTTGAAAGACCTGATGATGATTCAATACGAATTGATTGAACTTTATCAGTTGCTTTGTCCTTTGCCGATACATTAATAATGCCGTTGGCATCAATATCAAAAGTAACTTCAATTTGTGGGATACCTCTCATTGCTGGTGGAATACCATCCAAGTGGAATCGTCCAATTGTTCTGTTATCTTTTGCCATTGCTCTTTCTCCTTGGAGAACGTGAATTTCAACTGTTGGTTGGTTATCAGCCGCTGTTGAAAACACTTGAGATTGTTTTGTTGGAATTGTGGTATTGGCATTGATGAGTTTTGTGAATACCCCGCCCATTGTTTCAATACCAAGTGAGAGTGGTGTAACGTCCAAGAGTAATACATCTTTAACATCTCCACCAAGTACTCCACCTTGGATTGCTGCTCCAAGTGCCACAACTTCATCAGGATTAACACCTTTTGATGGGTCCTTACCAAAGAACTTCTTAACCGCATCTTGAATCGCTGGAATACGAGTTGAACCTCCAACCAAAATGATTTCATCAATGTCAGATGGCTTTAGACCTGCGTTTTTGAGAGCGGATTCGCAAGGTTTAATTGTTCTCTGAATTAATGAATCAACAAGTTGTTCAAACTTTGCCTTTGTCAATGTGCGAACCAAGTGTTTCGGCATTCCATCAACTGGCATAATGTAAGGAAGGTTAATCTCAGTTGAAGGTGAAGATGATAATTCAATCTTTGCCTTCTCCGCCCCTTCACGAAGACGCTGAAGAGCCATTGGGTCTTGACTCAAGTCCAAACCATTTTCATCTTTGAACTCTTTTACAAGCCAGTCAATGATTGATTGGTCAAAGTCATCACCACCAAGGTGAGTGTCACCATCGGTTGAGAGTACTTCAAATACTCCATCACCAAGTTCAAGTACAGACACATCGTGAGTACCACCACCACAGTCAAATACTACAATCTTTGAATCAATGTTTTTCTTGTCAAGACCGTAAGCAAGTGCCGCAGCTGTTGGCTCATTTATGATACGTTTTACAGTAAGACCTGCAATTTCACCCGCTTCTTTTGTCGCTTGACGTTGAGCGTCGTTGAAGTATGCCGGAACTGTAATAACCGCTTCTGTTACCTCTTGTCCGAGATAGTCTTCTGCGGTTTGTTTCATCTTTTGAAGTACCATCGCAGAGATTTCTTGCGGTGAATACTTTTTGTCTTCAATTTGAACTCTTGGTGTTCCTCCGCTTCCTTTTACAACTTTGTAAGGTACACGCTTTACTTCCTTCTTACTTTCATCGTAAGTACTTCCCATAAAACGTTTAATAGAATAAACCGTCTTGTCAGGGTTTGTAACCGACTGACGTTTTGCCGGGTCTCCAATTTTTCTTTCACCATCATTTGCAAAACCTACAATTGATGGAGTTGTTCTTTTACCTTCGCTGTTTGTAATAACAACAGGTTCTCCATTTTCCATGACTGCCACACATGAATTTGTTGTGCCTAAATCCACGCCTATAATTTTTCCCATAAATTTGATAATTTTTTTTTAAATATAAAAGTTTATTTTAATGGAATCAAGTTCCAAAAATAAAAATTATCAAAAATGTGCCAAACATGAAAAACTGACAAAATGTCAGAAATATTTTATATTATATGACAGAATTAATTTTTCTTTGGTTTTTCAGACGCATATTTGACACCCATTATTGTTCCGACAATACTAAATGCATTTGTTAATAGTATGCCAAACATATTGCTCCAAGTTGAGCCAATTATCTGAGTGTCTTGCCCTGTAAATAAGGCCACGGAATATAATGCAGTAGTAACGAGTCCCACACCCACAATAACAATCAAGGCAACCCTAACAATTGTATTAATCAATTCAAACTGAGTTTTCTTTTGTAAGACATCTAAATCATTTTCCGCATGTTGTTTAGCCTTTTCAGCGTCCATACGTGATTGTTCGGACTTTACCATCTCATCCCTTAACTCAAGACTAATCCTTTCATTATCTTCTTTCCAAGCAATTAATTCTCTGTTTTGAAGTTCAATCTGATTCTTTGAATATTCCACATCCTCCAATGTTGTTTGGAGTTCGGTCATAATCCGTTGATTCTCGGCATTTAGGTCAGATAAATCTTTGTTTTGGGTTTGAATTTGTTTGGTAATGTCAAGTCTCTTCTTTCTATTTGCAACATCTCTCTCCCCACACTTTTTAAGGTATTCTTCAAAATCATCATCCCCATCAGAATTAATTACCTTAACAATATTTCCCTCCAAAAATAAGTTTTTAGTTTCGGATAAGGTAATTAATTCTTTCTGTATTTCAGGGGTAAATTTTATCATTTGTAAATTTTAAACGGAGCGGTTCTGTTTTTGTAACCTTCATAATCTTTCTTAAATTCCTCTAATCTTGGTTCAATCTCGTCTGATTTTATAATCCAAAATTGAGCCCCTGACTGAATTGCCTTTGCCTGTTCTTCAGGTTCGTTTGATGAAGAAATAATTCCGATTACAACATTATTACCATATTCAAAGTTAATCTTTCTAATTAACTCAATACCATCAAATGATGACCCTACAATATTTAAATCAACAAATACACATTCAGGTTTTTCTGATTTGTTTGATTGCCATTTTTCAAATAATTTAGCCGCTTCATCTGAACTGTTTAAACTTTTTAAAGATAATGTTATATCCAAAAGAGAACAACTATCTTCAAACACTAAATGAAAAAGATTTTCATCATCAACCAATAAAATTGAATCTATCATTTTTTTATACGTATTTAAAATTTATTTTATTTTGTTTTATTTTTTGTTTGAATCTAGAGTATCCCATACCTATAGAGTTTGCGGCATCCTTTAGAGTTTCGTAAAAAATACCGTTTAAAGTGTTAATAACCATTTTAGAATTAGGGTTATCCCCAGATGTTTTTTTCCCTTTTTTTGAGATACTCATCTTTAATTTACTTTCTTCAGAAAATGCTTTTCCTTTATTCCAACTACTTCTCCCTTTTGAACTTTTTGAAATTTTTAATTTACTTTCCTCGCTCATTTTTTTTCCAATCCTATATTGTTTAATTTTATCACCATGCTCCTTAGGTTTCTTAACACCCTTAGTGGACTCACTTTGTTTCCTCTTTGACTCCTCAGTTCTTTTTTTACCTCTAACACCATTACCTAACAAATATCTCGTTTCTTCACTAATAACTTTATTAAAAGTTCCCTCGCCCCCATCTGTCATGTTTGATAGTATACCTGTATCATTATTAATCCTACCATATTGGTTTATTAAACTTTTTTCAATATCACAAGCCGTTTTCCAATCAATATTATCATATATTATTTCAACAAAAACGTCACTCTTATTTTTAATTCTATTCCAGATTTCATTTCTTTCTGAAAATTTATTAGCCCTATAGTAGTCAGAATCGCTCCCGATACCAATATAGAAAACTTCATTTTTATCTTTTCTGATATGTCTATATACGTAGGCCACTTATTTTATTTTTATTTTCAGTTTAGTTCCTATCTCATTTTTCTCGCATCTTACCAAAAACTTGTGTTCTTGTAGTATTGCAACACATATGTTTAATCCGAGTCCAGTTCCTGACTCTTTTTGTCCTTCTTTTCTTGTATATGGTTTTGATAAGTGGTCAAAATCTTCTTGGGTTATACCTCGCCCATTATCCTGAACCATTAACTCATCACCTTCCATATAAATTTTTATAAATTTTGATTCTGAGTCGTTATACTTTAATCCATTTCTAATTAAGTTGTCTATCGCCGTGCAGAATAGTGCTTCATTAACTTCTATGGTTGGTAGTTCCTCAATAATGACCTGATTATGATAAGCTGTTGATGATAAGTAATCGTTTAGTATCGCTCTTAAATCGCATTCAGCTTTATTTAACACCACATCCTTTTTAACCAAATTGGTAAATTCATAAACACCCTTATAAACTTTTTGTGAGTGTCTTAAACCCTCCTTAATCATTTTAATTGGAGCTTCAATTTTTAAACTTTCAATATCTTCAACTTTCAATCTTCTTTCCAAAGAGCTTAATCCTCTTGGCATATAGGTATTAATACCTGAGTGCATATCGTGTCTTAATATCTTGGCGGCGTGTTCCAAGTAAGTATTCTTTTTTTCTATCTCTTGAGATTGTAAAACTTTATCGGTGATATCAGTTGCGATTTTCATAACTCTGATAACTCTTCCATCATTATTAATGATTGGGTTATATGTTGCTTGTAGCCAAATTTCATCCCCATTCTTTTTAATTCTCATAAATTGAGCGGACACGAATTCACCATCCCTTAATTTATCCCAGAATTCTTTATACTCTGATGATTTTGAATAATCCTCAGTTACAAATAAACTATGATGTTTTCCTACAATTTCTTCCATAGTATATCCCATAACCTCACAGAAATTTTTATTAGCAAACATTATGTTGCCAGTTAAATCAAACTCAATAACCGCATTAGATTGATTAATGGCATTCATTCTATTTCTAATCTCAAGTTCTTTTTTCTTAACTTCTGAAACATCATATCTTATTGACATAAAACCTTTTAGTTCCCCGTTTTCTTCAAACTCCGCTTTAATATATGAATCAACCCAATATAAATGACCATCTTTTGATTTATTAGTTATGACGGCATTCCATATTTTTTTGTCTTTGATTGTTGTTTTATACATTTCTTCCCACATTTGTTTGGGGTGAAACCCTGAGTTAACTATCCGATGGTCTTTACCTACCGCATCTTCTAAACTCCACCCTGATACTTCACTGAATTTTTCGTTAACATATGTTATCTTACCATTCTTATCGGCTTTACTAACTAACACTGATGTATCAACAAAATTTTCAAATTCTTTAAATTGATTGTATAATCTATTGGTTTTAATATAGTGTCTAATTAAACTAATAAAAACTGGAATGAAGAATAAAAAACAAACATATTCTGTTCCTCTTGTTAATCTTGTGCTAGATATTAGTTCTATTAAAACCGAAGTCTTAACGACGAAGAATGTCAACATTATGACAAATGACAACAAAATGAGTATTTTTATTTTTTTATCCATACCTTGATAAATATCATTTAGGTATTGATAAAATTTTTTGATTTGCTATAATTTTACCCAAAATAAAAAACCCGTCAGATTTGACGGGTTTAATATTTTTACCGGTTTAATCACCAATAGTTTTTTATACAGATTAAGTTTTCAATTTTGGTTTAATTGCCTGATTTGTAGGTAATTGGGTAACTCCCTTATATTGAATTGGTTTAATGTTGCGATTTTTATTTCTTTTAATGTCGGACACTTTAGATTTAATTTTATTTGCAGCTAACTGTATAACTTTTTTAAGAGCTTGTCCTCCTTTTTTAATTCCTTGCCCAACCGCTTGTGCTCCCTGTCTTAGAGCTTCTCTTCTGGCCTCTCTTCTTTCCTCTTTTTCATCATCACTTAAACCCTCATCTTCGTCTTCGTCTTCGTCTTGGTTGTAGGAAATATCATCATCTTCATCTTGGTCGTAGTAACTTTCATCATCTTCATCTTGGTTGTAAGAACTTTCAGTGTTGGCTTGATTTAATTCACCTATTATTGCCTTTGCAAACTCAGCTAAAGAAGAAATATCAGTAATACCATTTTGCTGTATTGTATTTTTTAACTCATCTTTGGGTAATTGATTTATATCTTGTAATAATTGTTGTTTTTGTTGAGGTTGATATATCATCATAGATTGTTGTTTCAACAAATCAAATAGTTGTTTCAACAACAAATTTATATCCAATGATTGTCCTTGTGTAGTATTTACATTTACTGAAACCGTTTGATTTTGGGTATTTGCGGATTCAAAAATAAATTGTCGGTTAATTAAAAATTCTTCTTTTATTGCATTTTTATGAAGATTTAAAATAATTTTTTTTTCCTCCTCATTTATTATTATTTTTTTTTCCATAATTATAAATATACAGGTGAATAAAAAAACCCGTCGGATTAGACGGGTTTCAAATTAAATAAACTCCAATTTGTTCGTTTCAGGGTCCCATTCTACTGTTAGTGGTTTTTGGGTGTATTGATACTGTTCATCTAAAACGGAAGCATTAATGAAGTGAGTATCACCATCAAAAACATAACCATACCCTGAATGTATGTGCCCGCAGACATGAATTTTGGGTTTTATTGTTTTAATTCTCTTTGTCAGTAATTCGCATCCAAGATTATCATACTGACCCATAATAGTATCCAAATAACCAAATGCCGGTCCATGAGTAATCAATATATCAGTATCTTCAGGTATTTCCTCCCAAGCTTGTTCAAGTTCCCATCCGCCTTTTGGTAGGTTAAATGCCCAATTATGAAACTCAGGTTGCCAAGGACTTCCGTAAATTTTTACATAATTTTCAGTATCAACTCCGTAACCCAAAAAACTATCCTGAAGATAAACAATGTCCTTATAAGAATCAACACTCTCTTTTGTCATTTTAGGTTCTTTTTGAAACCCGAAATCGTGATTACCGGCAATAAATGTTTTTACTGTATAATTTTCTAAACTATTAAACCACTTACAAAACTGTTGAATCTCGTGTTTTTTTCCCATGCTTGAGATGTCACCAGCGTGAATCAGT